TTAGAGCGACGGAATCATAATCCGCAGGTCCCCTGTTCGAATCAGGGATGCGCCACCAAGAATTTCCTTGTCTTTCAAGACGTTAACACCACCCTGCCCGGTGGTGTTTTTGTTTTCAGACGACTGCTGTGCCCAAAACGTGACCACATTTGCGAAAGGCGCCAGATGGCCAGCGTCCATGTGGGCGTACTTCCGAACCATTTCAAGCGTCTCCCAGCCCCCCAGCTCTTTCAACACAAAAAGCGGCGTACCGGCCTGAACGTGCCACGACGCCCAGGTATGCCTCAGGTCATGAAAGTGAAAGTCCTCCAAGCTTGCTTTCTTGCATGCCCTGCCAAACATTTTTGGATCAATCTGCGTTTGAGGCGATCCGTTTCGAGTGAACACCCTTGTGAAGTGCGTCCCCATCCGACGCCGAATAATTGCAACGGCCTCGTCATTTAGTGGCACCGCTCTGGCTTTTTGGGATTTGGCCCGACCTGCAGTCACCCATGCGATTTTTCTGGATAAGTCAACAGCCGTCCATTCAAGCGAGAGAATCTCACCTGCGCGCATACCAGTTGCCAGGGCGAAAAGAGCCGCATCTTTTAGCCATTCTCGTGAAATGGCATTAATCAATCTGGTCGCATCTTCCCGGGTAATCCAGCGCACGCGTACTGTTGGCTCTTTGGCAGCTCGTAATTTTGGGGTGGTTTTAATCCACCCCCATTCTGCACAAAGCGAAAGCAGCCGACGAATGGTTGCAAGGTATCGGTTACGGGTGGCAGGAGTCAATTTAACTCTACCCTTGTTTTTATAGATCGCATGCGTGGGCAATGCGTCCGTAATTTCTTCGGTTGTCAAAGAGCTGATGGCGCGCCCAGAAAACTGGTCTCGCCAATACCTAATGTGCCGAACTTTCGTTTTGTAATCTTTCTGACCTTCAGAAATCTGCAGAAAGCGAACAGCCGTTTGTTCGAACGTGTATTCAGGGTTATCCCCCATTTTTGCCACGCGCCATAACTCGGCTTTTAACCGGTCGTGGTATTCCTGCGCAGCCCTTTTGTTGGCGGTCCCAGAAGATCGTCTAACTCTTTCGCCGCTTGGCGTGCGTAGATCGATCCACCAGATGCCGTTACGCTGTCTGATCGACATAATGATTCTCCTGTTGATCGCAGCGTCAGCCGTGTCACTTTGTACTGCTGACGCGAAATTTCTTCAAGTCGCGATGGCCAGACAAGCCATTTACGGCAATTTGGCAATCTAAAGCCGATCTCGTGACGCCGATGAAAAACCGTCTGATAAGACACCCCTAACCGACGCGCCGCCTCTTTCAGGCTTATGGCTGTTTTTTCGTCCATGAGTACTCCTATATTCGATGTTCCAGGACTTTGCTGTCACCCGAAGAACGGTGTGAATACGCTCACAAATTGAGGCTTTGATCATGTTGCTTCCCCTCTCTGTGGGCCCTGAGGACGTTATAAACTTGCGTGCGAGATATGCCCAGCTCAAACGCAATCTTGTATTGGCTCATCGTTTTGCTCATAGCCAATATTCGAGCTTTTCGATCACTAACAGCAGGTTTGACGGACATAAGCTGTTGCACCATTAACTCGATTGCAGTACGCATATTTCCTCCGATTTTTTCGTTGTCTCCTTGCTCATTTCGCTTTCTGGGGGGTTAAGTTTCTTCAGCACAGGCAGCGGAGACAGCCGATCATCTTTCAGTGTTGCAACAGTTCTAATTGCCGTATACCCACAAACAGCGCATTGAATCGGTATATTCGAGATCGAATAAACGGTGGACACTATGCCTATTCCCATTGTTGAGCCACAGCAAGGAAGGGGTTTTACGACCGCGACCAGGTCACCTGGTTTAATTGGGTCCGTCATAGCTTGTACCTCCTTCAGGAAATTGATTCCAAGTGCAGCCATCGAGCATGCGGCCGGAAAATTTTTTGCCAACACGAAATACGTGGCGCGCATCTTGGCCAACTGGATTTGCCGCTTCGCCGCCTGAGTAGCTTCCATTCATTTCTACCCACCCGCCTGACTTCGCTTGATTAAAGGCATCGTCGCCTAGGCTTGCGGCAGAACTGTTGGCGAACTCACCCCATTGCTTGAACAAGAAAGGCACGCCAGCCGCCTGGCACTGATCGCGTAGTGAGCGCGCCCATTCGGGGTGCATCGGTCGCGCACCCGGGCCGCTCTCGCCGCCGACGATGACCCAATCTATTTTTGGCTTACACAGCTGGCTTCGTTCTAAGGAGTTGCCCGTGATGATCGGACTGTATTCATGATACCCATGCCCGCTTTCCGGCATCGGCACGTCGGTAAGATTGACCGGCCCCAGCAACGGCTCCATGCTCAAGAACCGCACACGCGCCGGCACCTGCAGCAGCTTGGGAATGTCTCGGTTGGCCTCTTCCTGGTTGACGATGGTGGCGCCCAGCCAGACATTTCCGCGCGCTGCCCAATCGTGCGACGGAAGCATGCGCACGACGTTGCCAATTCGTTTGGTCAGCAGCAGCCAGTCAAGATTGGGCGTCAACTCGATGATGTCGAATAGGTCACGCCGCCATTTCTGATCGACTTCGTTGTCGAAAACATCAGCGAGGCTGGCGCAAAACACGCGCTGCCGGCGTCCGTGCTTGGCAAAGAATTCGAAATGCGCGGCATTCCATGCCAGCGGCTTGCGCCAGTTCGCTGCACCGGTACGGCGCCGTGGTGCGCCGGGGCCCCAATTAACGGCTTGGCCGCCGGAGAAACGGGCATTACGCGTCTCGGCATAGCAGTGGTCGCACCCGGGGCCGACCTTCTGGCAACCCTCCCAGGGGTTAAACGTGTGATCCGTCCATTCGATTTTCGAGTTTTCGCTCATGGCTTACTCCTTCGGCGCAGGGTCTGCGCTGGATCGCTTATGCTCAATGGCTTTGTCCATTGGGACAGTGCGCCAATCTGGCCAAGTCCGGGATTCGTTCTTTGTTTGCTTGGCCACTAAGGCGGAAATTATTTGTTCCGGCGTAGCGCCGGTGCGCCATGCCCCGTCTAAGGCGAGGATTACAACGTCGATCCACTCAGTTACGTCTTCGGGCGCTGATTCGATCTCGATTAACTCTTTCCTAATGTGGTCACAAACGCCCGCAGTTCGGCGTCCAGGTCCGAAGGTGTGCTCGCTGAATTTGCGCTGTCGCTGAAGGTGAACAGCGAAGCTGAATTTGGCGCGTTCTTTTTGCAATAGCGCCTCGAGGTATTGGTTGTGCTTAACGACCAGGTCGTAATCCTTGAGCCGCACATATTCGCCGTTTGGCTTTTCGACGATCTCCGGCATTGGAAGGTGGCGCGGGCGACAGACGACTTGTAGTCCGTACCGCTTCACGGGAGGGCAGTTATTGACCGGCTGCCCGTAACCCGGCGTCACATCAGTGTCTTTTTCGGTTGTCATAGGGTTTTCCAGTGGGTTATTCACAGTTTGTGTGGATAAGTCGAGTTACTTCAGCCTGTGTACGCGCCGGCCAATGACGCCCGGAGGTAAGTTGTCGTTGCCTATGGCCTCGAGGAATGGCGTTTCGCCACCGTTATTGGCCCGGATGTAATCGACCTCCACTTTGGCGCTATTGATGATCACCTGGCTCATTTCACTGACGGACTTGGCTTGCTCGACGCTCAGCTCACCTTTCTTAAGTAAGTCCAACGCGTCGAATAGGCCCTCACGTAGATCGTTGATGTTTCTGGACACGATTGATTCTCCTGTTCAAGGCTCCGCGTAATTGGATCGCATGCGCAATCTCTTTCGGGTAGTTGTGTAAAGTGTTGCGCTTCATGTTTTCGGCGCGGGTGATAAGCTCAAGCCGATCAATGGTGATTTCGTCGTAAACCACGGTATGTAATCCGGGCTTGAATCTGACAATATGACCGTCAGGTATCGGGCCGTGCTCCCTTTCCCACACAAGATGGGCCACTGGCCTCCATCGTCTTGCCGGGTAAAGGTTAGGGTCGTCAGTTACCTTTTGCTCTAAGGCCCCATATTTGGTGACGCGCAGCGAACCAATAGGAACGTAATTGTGTTGCGCGGCGCCATGCATTTGGCCTTTTTTGAATTGCGTTCTTTTGGTGTTTGGGTGATGGCCAGTTATTCCTGGCTTACCTTTATTCCATGGCGTATGTCCGACCGTGAATTGCGTTTCTTTGCCCACCTGGTCGCCTTGACGCAACCGGCAGGCATGCGGGCTATTTAAGTAGGATTCGGTTTTCTTCAGGCCAAGCCGATTAGCCTGGTGGTAAATTTGGTTAACCGTTCGACCCAAAGTCTTGGCAATTTCTTTGGTTGGAGTTTCGGGATAAAGGCGTCGTATTGTCGCTAATTCAGATTCCGTCCATTGCTTACCTTTCATTGATCGGTCTCCTTCACTCTCCACCCAGCACCTTCACCAAACACCATAAAGGCGGGGTTAACCGGGTGGCAGAGACTAGCTTTCATATCGCCGAAGTGACCGTACCAACGGTCTTTTTTGATCAATATCCGCTGTTTACTTTCGTGCGCCAACACAACCATCTGGCCGGGGCTGATATGTCGCAGTACTGGTATTGGCGGCGAACCTTTATGGTCTACCTCAGCCTTTCGTTTGGCCATAGATAAATCCCAAGCCCTTATTGGGGGCTTGGGTCCTGTGGTGGTTAAAGGGAAATGATTATGTGCGTCGGTAGACTTTGGTTAAATCTGCACCGACACTGTGTCCGCGCTTTCTGGCTGCATTAGCGATCCTTGCGCGGTCGTGGTGGGAATCTGCGTGGCGCGTTACTCCCAGATAACTATTAATAGTTTCAAACGTGTCTTGGCGGTTCATCACTTCAATTCTGGATAGCGCAGAATTTACCGTTCTGCGCCGTACCTCCATACGCCAAGGCTTAATGACATAACCGGCGAAATCTACGCCACGCTCTATAGGCTGCAGGATAGTTTTGCTCGGGTTCAGCTCTAGATTCAGGCTCGGCAAAAACCTTTCGATTTGCGAGAGCGCTTCGTTCAACCATTGCGCAGATTCGTGCAACAGCACAAAGTCATCTACGTATCGAACGTAATGTCGAGCGTGAATAACATGTTTGATGTGCTGGTCAAGCTCGTTAAGCAGCACATTTGCAAAAAACTGGCTCGACAGGTTCCCGATGGGCAACCCGGCCCAATCAGGCGCATTGAGCAGTCGCTTATGGGGAGGCACGAGCTCAAGCAACTCAGGATCGCCACGGTATTCGTAATTCTTCCTGGGGTCATGAAACAACACCAGGTGCGCTAAATAGCGCCACCATGATTCCGAGATTCGCTTTTCCAACAACGACCAAACAACTTGCTTATCGATACTGACAAAGAAGTTGGAAAAATCCGCTTTTAAGTAAAAAGCTTTTTGACTCCAATTTTGTGTTTGGCTGCGTATCTTGGCCTTGAGCCGTTGAGCGCCGTAGAGCGTGCCGCGTCCAGGAATGCAGGCACAGCTGTCAGCGATGAACCTGCGGTAAAAACGATCAGAAATGCTGTTGTACAGCAGATGATGAACAATCCGATCCCTGAATTGAGCAGCCCAAACCTCCCTTGGTTTTGGCCGTGTAATAACAAAACAGATAGACATTCCGGGAACGTATGCCCCACCCTGCAACTCATCAAAGAGTTTTCGGAGGTTGTACTCCAAACGTTCCTCAAAAGCTAAAGCGCTTGCGCTATTGCGCTTTGTTCGCCTGCAATCAAAATAGGCCTGCACCAAACAGGTGAACGAGAAACCAGCAGATGCGCTCCAATCTGCGGACGGCACGGGCGCGCAACTCAGCGCTGACGTTGTTGTTGTTCTGGTTGCCGTTGTTGAAGTTCTGATACCACGCGTACCCGGAGTTATCGTGCTTTCCACGTCGCCCCGCCGAATGTTCAGAGGGGAAACTGCGCCAGACCTGACCGGCTCGACGCCGTTGGTATCCGTGATGCGCATGTCGGTGCCCTTGTGAGGCAGCGGCACGACCAGATTAGATAATCGCTCAGTCATAAAAGCCTTAACCCTCATGAAGCGGGCGACGTGCGGCGCGGCGCCATCCATTAGCCTGTTTCCCAATACTGGTAGAAAGCTCGATGGCCTTGGCATAGCCAGAACGGGCGATGATGCCTTTGTCTTGGCCAAGCCGAAGCATCAGGTTGATCACCTGAACACGCTCCAACAGCTCAATAAGATGCGGCTCCTTGTCCTGTGCGACATTGGCCCGAAAAACCAGAACAACAATTTCAATACACTCGCCGGAAATCTTCTCTCCAATCGAGCGTTTGAAATTACGATCCATGTGTTTAACGAGTTCGGTGACGACATCAAGCAAGTTATAAGCAACTTTATAAATGGGGAGATTAGTGTGAATGGCCATGCTGGTTAAATGAATGAATTAATCAATAATTAATCTGCGGACGGCACGGGCGCGCAACTCAGCGCTGACGTCGTTGCCGTACTGGCTGCCGAGGTCGAAGAACTGAAACCACGCGTACCCGGAGGAATCCGCATTAAGCTCGCCAGACCAGTAACAACTCGATTTAAAATGGTCTTTCAGATTAGCGAACAACAGAGACTGCTCACGACGCGTGGGCAATTCTCCGCCCTGGCCAGCAGCCCATTCTTTAGCGGCAGCCCAATTGACGGCCTCTTTCTCTCCCGGCAAAAGAATCAGGTGATAGCCTGGGTTTCCTTTTTCATCCAGGATGATGCCGGCATAGCTCTCTCCGGCGTAAAGAACAATGTCTTTCTCTGGAACCAAGTAATTAATTTTGGCTTGAGCCTCAAACTTGGCGATCATTTCCGAGATTAGGTTTTGCTGAGCCTTGATGGCCTGAAGGGTGATTGCGGTCATACGCACCTCTTAAATTAATAAATGATTAAATGGGCAATCTGCGGACGGCACGGGCGCGCAACTCAGCGCTGACGTTGATGTCGTACTGGTAGCCGCCGTCGAAGTACTGATACCACGCGTACCCGGATACAAGCTCATACTCTTCCTTGCTCCAATACCAATCTTTCTGGAACTGGTCACGGAAGTTGGCCCACAACATGGCCTGTTCGACCCGAGTAGGCAGATCACCACCGATGCTCTTGGCCCATTCAAGCTGCTCTGACCAACTTGCATCGTCGTTATCGCCAGGCAGCAGAATGAGGTGGTACACGTCTCCGTGTTGGTCTCCGATTGCGCCGATATAGGTTTCGCCCTCAGCAAGAGGGGGTATTTGCAGTTGTTGCATGACTGATCCTTGTGTTTATAAGGGGCGTAAAAAAGGCCCGTTCGGGCCAGTAAGGAAAGATGAGAAATAAATCAGGCGGCTAAGCTGGCTTCAGCTTCAGGCGGTCGAATAGTCAACTCAATAGTATTGCCGTTCAGTTCGTACAACCTCCCAGCTTGCTTTTCGCTGGGCTTGCATTGAATTCGCATCGACACATGAACCGTGCCGCCGTCCTGAGGGTCGAATACAAACTTGTCGACTGTGCAATCATCGAGCTCAATATCCGATTTTGGTCCGCTCAGGCCGTTGTGAATAATGACCGTTGCGCCAACTAATTCATAATTCCATTGAATGGAATTCTTGATTTTGGGGAACCGCAACCGAGAAAGCTGAGGCGCATCATCTGCTTGGTCAACAAGATCGCTTTCTCCAGCGTGAGGCTCACGATAAAGCAGCGATTTCAACGTAGGATCAAACATACTGAGAATGTCGTTGCTCACAGCCATATCGACTTTGATGTCGGCAGCCGGCACCCGCTCTTCCCCGTGCAGCTCAGTGCGAGGATTCCAGCTGTTGAAATTGGCTGTTTGGTTTTCGATGCTAAACATGGGCAAATCTCCGTTATTGCGCTTCATGAAGGCGCTGTTTAAGGGCATAACCCATCAAGGGCCATATTTTCTGCACCGCGTTTTGACGCGCTATTTTGCGCCCAAGCTCGGCGTCGAAGTTCTCGGGGCTGGCGCAGGCCGACTCACCGGTGACCGTGAAACCGTTGCGAAGCACGATCACGCAAAAAGTTAACAATCCAAGCGCTTCTATGCTTGCAGAAACTTCGTGATCCGGCTTGTACTGCTCGATGCGTACGTCGTCGTTGTTCTTATACGCACCCAAAACCCCATCAGACCCAGTGAAATAATGTTCGCTTGCAATGTTGGCCTCTATGTCGTCCCGCGCCACGCGGGGCGCCGTCAATCCCTTCGCCTGAATTTCCTGCTCGATTTGTTGATCACTCATGAGAGCTCCTCTCCGTTTGATGATGGATAAAGAAACGCCGGAATAAACCGGCGGAGTTGGGTTAAGTTGCAGCGGCTTCCAGTTCCTGCCGACGTTCTGTATAGGCGGAATGCAACTTCACGTAGTCATCGCCTTCAGGCAGATCACGCAATTGATCACCTATGAGATCAAGCGCCTCGGTTGAATTAGATTTCTGGATTTGCAATAACAATTTTTGATAGTCATAGGTAATTGGGGCGGCATCATCGGCCTTTAACTCGCCAGTTTCGGGGTCGATGTTTGCTCCGTCTTCGCTTGCCGTTGGCGAAAAAATGAAATTACCGTCAATGGTGTTTTCGTCCAGACGCTGATCTTGTCCACGGTCGGCCATTTCATCCAAAGTAGTAGCGGCCTGGAACTCTATCGACAAAGGCAGATATTTCGAAAGTCGACGGATGACGGTTTTCCGTCCCATTTCTGTGTAATGATCTTTCCAGGGACCGTATTTGCCTTTGCTCTGGGAGGATTCTTTGATCGCATCGACTTCGTACCTGCTCATAAACTCAAACGCGTAGCCACCCCCAACCAGCTTGGCCACGGCATAAAACCCGATAATCGGCCCGCGATCACCCATGGCGGGACGGTGCTCCAGCTTTTCTTCAAGACCATAAACAAGGTCAAAGTGGTCGTTCTTGCAAACTTCGTGCGCAGCGATGCTGACGATTTGCCCGGAACGCCGAGCCAGATCGATCAGACCTTTGTAGCCGACGATCACTTGTACCGATTTAACCCAGCGCTCTCGCCCTTCTCCGTCTTTTCGTTTGGTGTTAAAAGGCACCAGGTAGGCATGCCCAAGAACCGTGTTTGGCTCTAGTCCCATTTGCGCACATTGGCCGATGGCAGATACCAGCGTGGGGATTTCGCACTCCAGTAAACCAGGCGTTGTGGTCGCTGCAATCTGCGCAACCTTCAGCAGTCTGTCGGCGGTAAGATGCTTTGGCAGCATTTTCGAAATCTCCGACTTTCGCTGCTCAAGCAGGTGGGCAATCTGCTTTTTCGGCGGCATCGCAGCAAGCTGCTGCTTGGTGACCTCACCCGTGGCAATGGCTTTCAATTGAGCTGAACTCATGTTTATTTCTCCTTGATTTTTCCGAGTCGGAAATCGATGTAGGTGGTTTCTGGAAATTCGACCGTGTATGACTTTTTCTTGATCAGTTTGCGCAAGAAGGCCTGGCCATCGTTGAACAGAAGAGCCGCGGAATTCCCCATTCGGCTCAGAATGTGCGCCCGAGCTCCGGCAACGATGTTTTCGTAATGCTTTTGCATTTCCTTGGCCTCTTCCAAGACCATGCGCCAGTGCTCGTCCATTGGATTGGCGTCGATTACCGTGCCATCAGTGCCCGGGTACAAGCGCTTGAGGGTTTCAAGCACGCTTTCCGGCTGTTTGAAATCCAACGGCGGCTGAACCTTAGGAAGAACGTAGTCACTCCAAAACGCAGCACATCGATCACGCATAACCGAAATCAGTTCGTCATCGCGATCGATAACGTACGGTTTGAGCTCGTCGCCTATAAGAGCAAAAAGCCGGCAACGCTTACGCCCGGTAACGCCCATGCCATGCTGCACCTGGGCAACGTAATGCAGCGGTAGCGAGTCGGTGAGCTCTTCGCCCCACTCCTTTTTCTTAAATGGGTGAACTGTCTTAATTTCGCCGTTTTGCTTGCTTCCGTCTTCTTCGATGTATTCAAAATCGATTTCAGAGGCAAGAAAAGACAACTCAGTGTCGATATATCGTTCGCCACGCTTGACCACGGTAAGGCCATGCTCTTCACGGATCATGTCGACGATGTACGGCTCCATGCGTGAACCACGTGCCTTGGCCTGCCTGTTACGTCCGTCTTCTTTGGGTGGCGTTATCTTGTCCAACCAAAGGTCAACGGCATTTTTATAGGGCGACACGCCTAAAATGGCAGCAACATCGCTACCGCCAATATATTTTTGACGTTGCATTAGAAACTCGTCTTGCGCACCCATAATAAGCGCCTCCTTACCGCCCGAAATTGGGCATATAAATTGAATACTTGGTGCCGGAATAAAGCTTTCCGCTCACATTGAAATGGGGTTTACTCCCCCTAGTTTTGAACAGCCCATTGCGCAAGGGTCCAGACAACCCAAATCACCACAGCGACGAAAAAAGTTCCGAGCCAGCCCCTGGGCGGAATCCGCCCGTCGTCTTCCTCGGTGGCATGACGCATTAAGGTGATGCGGTCCCAGTGCTTTCGCATTTCATTTCCCCTTAAGATGTTTGGCGCCTGTCAATAACGGTCACGCCTCGTAATCTCGCAAAGTTTCGATATCGACGAACGGCTCACATTTTTCGTAAACCGTGTCCAAAATCATGTTTTGCCACCACTCATGAGATTTGCCCATAAATGGTCGTTCGTTACGCACTGCAAGCGCGAGGCCGTGCCAAACTAACTCGCGGCATAAGTCGGGCCGATCGTTCTGGTGTGTTGGCGCAACGCGCGCGCAATCATCAGGACAAGCCGATAACGGCTGTCGCTCAATATCAAATATCATGGTGATGTCTCCTGAAATGGAGGAAGGAAATTTAAGGAGTAGCGCTCAGTCCAAGCACGAAGCGAAGGTCAGGGAGGAGTGCTGGGGGTCTGAACGCTACTGCTTAAAGATTGCCGGTTACGTCTCCGGCGCGGAGCTTCACCGCCGTATTCATTCCGCAATAATTGCGGTTGCCCCGTATCGTGAGGTGGCCGCGAAGGTTATTACAGCTCGATATGAGATTTCAATAAATTGAGCCTATCTAAAGCGTATCTTAGTGACCGACGCATATCGCTAATTTTTCCACCCAAAGGTGTTGATGTTAATCGTTCGGATTGCTTTTCTGCTCCGCCTTCTGATAACTCAAACCCATTGTTTATAACGGGCCGCAGCTGGTCAATAAGATCAACAGAAAGATACCCAAGTTCTTCTATTGTTTTATGTAAATCATCAACCTCCATTTCTATTTCGCGCACATCCCGCGCTGTTTTTGATGCTTCTGAACTCGCTCTATCGACAACTAAATTCATCTGTTTCTCCTGGTTAATTTTGGGGGGCGGCGATGGTGGCCGGTGCTGATCTCCGGCATGACCTCTTAGCCGTATGGGGCCGCTTACAAGAGGTCGGTATTGCGTAGAACAAGGTGGCCACACCTACGCAACCCCGCTTGTGTCCCTGCGCATCAGCCTGCGCATTCACCATCATCAAGGTGGGCCGGCTTAATACCGGCTCCGAGAATTGTGCGATTGTCGCCGCCCCAATCTTTGCCGCCATGCTGTCGCTTCGTGGCTATTTGCAAGGCTCTTTCGCGCACAGGCGATTGGTTTGTGTTCTCGCTACACAGTCGCGTTTCCTTCAACGCCGCCACCTTGATGATGGGCCTGTTTCCAGGCCAATTGTGCTCAGCATTTCTACTGAGCCCTGCGTTCGCACACCAATTTGGTGCCGTCGTCCTCTCGCGTCGCGGGCTACGTTTCAGCAGTTCGCCCGGTCATCCGGTTGCCAGATTACAGCTCTGACCTGCATTCCCCATTCACGCTTAGTTCAGGGCTTGCGGGCATTTAGTCACGCGGTGCCACCCACCTGCAGCAAACGATGTTTTGTTGCTGCGATGGATGGATATTACCCATGGGTAAGCATTAAGTCAATACCTGTAGGTAACTTTTTTAAATCTAATTTGGTAATGGAAAAAGCTCGCCAAAGCGAGCTTCAAAGTACCGAAACAAGGGGAGAGTTAATTATTTGAGAGCAACGAGATAACGACTACCCAAATAATTAATGAGATTATCCAAGCGGAAACACCATATTGAGATTGGGCCGATATTTCAAAAAATCGCGCAAAAATTGGCGTGTATTTTTCTATAGCGAACAGCAGAAGGTTTCCGGGTAGACAAAGAAGCCACTTGGCGTGCAACCATAAATCTGTGATTGTGAACGCCCCGCTCATATCCGCGTCAAACCCCTCCGGCCAAACCATTAATTACCACCAAAGTTCTTAAAATTCATAGGAAGAGCACGTATAACTTTTCCGACAATTCTTGTTTGATCGGGCTTATCTTCCCAATTCCATGATGGGTAAGATTGATTATCAGAAATCACTACAAGGCTTTTGCCAACCAGCGACAATCTTTTGCACACCAGCTCGCCTCCATGCAACAGGATATAAATGCTTTCTCCAACGTATTCTGATACTTTTGTATCCACAAACAGCAAATCGTTAGGCTCAATCGTTGGAGCCATTGAATCTTTGGTTGCTACGATAATTTGAATTGAATTGTTTGCATTTGAGGTACCAATCAAAATTTTGGCCTGGTCAATTGGCATTGAAATAGACGAAACGATTTCTGGGTAATCGCTATTTACCGCACCATTTCCACAAGCGGCCATAACATCTAAAACATCAAAAACAGCAACGTTTCCACGTTTTATTATTCTTTGCGACCTTGTAAAAACGCCCTCTTTTTTGGTTTCAACAATCTCCGTTTTTATCGGTCTACGCGCAGCTTGAGCATCAGTATTGAAATGGAGTCCGCGCCACTCTGGAAAATTTTGATCCAAAATTTCCGCAGTATCTTCGCCAATCCTTTTTCTTCCCGGCTTACCAACTGGGTAAAGCATTCTTGACACGTAGCTCGGCTCTTTTCCGATGGCTGATGCGATTTTTGCTATACCACCTCGGCCCAGCTTGTCTCGCAAGGCCACCAAGTCGTAATAACGTGTTTCATATTTATCCATGGGTCGATTTCACTAAATAATTACCCATGAGTAAATAACCCAAAGGTATTGACTTAATGCTTACCCATAGGTAATGTTACGCCTATGGATACCTTACGTTCTTACCTCAACAGCCTAAGCCCGCCGCAACAGGCTGATTACGCATCAAGATGCGGAACTACCGTTGGCTACCTTCGAAAAGCAATTTCGAAAGGCCAACGCCTGGACGGCGCCTTAGCAAGAATGCTGGACGTTGAGTCCAACTCGGCAGTTCGGCGAGAAGAGCTCCGTCCAGATATCTGGCCTGAACTCGCGATTTCTCGGCCAATAAGTCAAGCGGAGGCCGCTGCTCATGACTGATCCCCGCCTACCTGAACGTGACGAGCGAATTCCTATCGGCCCAGGCGATGTTATTTCCCCCGCCTTGACGTCATCTTCTTATTTTTTTGCCAAAAGGGGACAGTCAAATGCGGTCTAAAAATATGAGTCCCGTTGTTCATCCGGAATTAGCCTTAGCCCGAAAGGCGGAGCGTGTGGAAGTTCCCATGCAGCTGGTAGAGCGTCAGACGACAATGGCCGGCGCCATTGCTTTATGCGTTCAGGTCTCCGGCCTGGAAGATAAAGAGGTCTATCTGTCCTTAGGTATTGATGCCGGCCATTGGTCGCGGATCATGAAAGGCGACGCACATTTTCCTGTCAACAAACTATGTGACTTAATGGACCTGTGTGGCAACGAAACGCCCCTCGTATGGTTGGCTAACTATCGAGGCTACGGGCTCGTGATGCTGAAAACCGAAGCTCAGCGCCGCATCGAAGAACTAGAAGCCACTTTGGCTAAAGAGCGCGAAAGACGGATCTGGGCCGAGGATATGGCAGTTGGACGCAGGGGGGCAGCCTAATGCCCCAAACCCACACACTCGCAAGATTGGCGGCAATGCTATGCGCCAACCCTGACTTTCAAAAACATGTCGGCGTAAACAGCGCAGAAAAGGCGGCAGTTTACGTGCGTAAGCACTGCGGTGTTACCTCGCGACGCGAACTGGATCAAAGCGAAGCGGCCGCAAAACGCTTTCATGAGCTGCGCAAGCGATTTGCTTACAGGAGTTTTGACCATGCGTGATTACGGCAAGGTTCACTCATCGTTCTGGACAAGCGGCACCATTCTTTCGCTGTCTGAAGACGCACGAACGCTCGCACTTTACCTTTTAACCAGCCCTCATAGCACGATCTCAGGAGTATTTAGACTGCCAGATGGATACGTTTGCGAGGATATTAAATGGTCTTCGGAAAGGGTTGCGGAAGGGTTTACGGAACTGTTAAGTAAGGGTTTCGCTAACCGTTGCGAAACAACTAAATGGGTCTATATCTACAAGCATTTCGAGTGGAACCGGCCAGAAAATCCAAACCAACGCAAAGCTGCCAAGAAAATTGCATTAAACATCCCTGATGAATGCTCATGGAAGCCAGTATTTATGCGGGATTGGGGTGAATTTTTAGGGGTAACAGAAGAAGAATACTCAAACCCTTTTGAAACCGTTTCGGAACCCTTTCTTAACCAGGAACAGAAGCAGAAGCAGGAACAGGAACAGAAGCAGGAACAGGAACAGGAAAAAGCGGCGGCATCTAAAAGTGTTACATCAGCACAACAAGAAAAAAATGCCGCGCCGCTCCACGAAAAAAATTCAGAACCCGAACCAGACCCGATGCACGTTCGTGCCATCGAGCTCACAGCTATGCTGCGAAAGCGCGGCGCTTCGCTGCAGGCATCAGACCCTAGGCTACGGAAGTGGGCCGAAACAGGCGTCACAGACGCCCAGGCGCTTCAAGCGCTTGAGCTCGCGCAACAGCGTCGCGAAACCCAAGCCAACCCGCAACCGGTCAACGCCGGGTACTTGGACACAATCCTGGCCGATTTGAGGGCGCCCGAAAAGTCCGGTTCAAACGAGAAAAAACAGCCGACTGTGCAGCAGGACAGATGGTGGATTTCAAACAATGGAATTGATCGCAAAGGCCGTGAGCTAGGCATGTTCGCTCGGCCCAGCGAGGATTACGCCAGCTTCAAAGATCGTATTTTCGAAGAACTGAAGCGCCGAGGCGGCGCAAAAGCAGAGGTGACGACATGAGCGACTACGCCAGCGCTGCCGCCAGTGTGAACGCAGGAGGTTCACCGGTGCCCGAAAAATCAAAAAACTTGTGCTGCGTCAATGGCTGCCAAATGCCTGGAACGTTGGCAGCGAGCACAACCGGGTCTACCGAATGGTTTTGCCGCCTGCATTTTGGCGCGCAATACTCGGAAAACGGACAAATTACTGCTCTGGCAAAAAATAGGGATCGGCTGTATCGGCTGGCTTTTCGATGCACAAATGCCACACCAGGCAAAGCCATACCGAAGGAGCTGCGAGATGCTCTTGTGCGCGAAGGCCGGGCCGATCTACTTGATGCGAAACCAGCGATTAATGGGCGCCCCTTAACGATCAAAACCCTTGGCCGACACATGCTCGAAGTCTTGGACTCGGAAAGCAAGCCAGGTCAAAAAGCGCTCAAGCCAGCAGATGCGAAAACTTCTCAAGAAGGTCTTTGGGCAACCACAGCAGAAATGAACATTGCCGAGGAACTTGGACTATGACCGCCCAAACACTTGAAGACCTTGCGTATGAAAGCCTCGACCCATTTGCTCGGGCCCCGATTAATTCTGCGAAACCTGAACCAGAAGGGTCAGAAACAAACGTCGCAATTTTGGCGCTCGATCTCGGAACAAAAACCGGCTACGCGATTCGCACACGATGCGGGAAAACCATTTACGGAACCGAGTCGTTCACGCCTCGCAAATCATGGACGCCCGGGCAAAGGTGGCAACGCTTTCGCAGCTGGTTAAGTTCGACCATCGTCGAAAACCAAATCAATAGCATCGCCTACGAAGACGTTAAACGGCACATAGGAACCGACGCGGCACACGTATACGGCGCTTTCCTTGCTTTGGTCGAAATGCTTGCCGATACACACAACCTCACCCTACAGCCGGTAGGTGTTGGCACTGTGAAAAAACATTGGACCGGTAAAGGCAACGCCAAAAAGGACGAAATGGTAGCTGAAGCAAAACGCCGAGGACTGCACCCGGACGGCGACAACTCTGCCGACGCCCTGGCAATTCTGGATTGGGCCATCAAGCAAGAGGCAAAGGCGTGAAGAACCCAAATGTACCTGGAACAAACCCAATCTCTCGGCCAATTTACCAAGCCAGCAGAACTATGCGAGTACTCCAAGAGCGTGCCAGACGCGCCGAACCGAAGCTGTCTGCATTGCAGAGCAATACCCAGCCAGACGCGGGGTGGATCAATGGAAAACCGAGATCGTGACGTTGAAGACTTTCCTATCGGGTCCGTTGTCGTAACGCCAACGGGGAAAACAGGGGTTGTCGTTGCTCACAAAGGGTATGAATCAAAATTCGACCCTTTTATGCGTGTCATGATCAAACTGGACGGTGGCGATCGCCAGGACGTTGTTCAGCTTCAGCCTAAGTACTTGCGCATGCTCGGCGATGAGGAGTCCAGAATTAGCGTTTCAGGGCAGTTGATGTTGAAAGGTGTGAAATGAGTCTGAACCCAAAACAAGCCAGATTTGTCGAAGAATATTTGGTCGACCTGAACGGAACACGAGCCGCAATTCGGGCTGGATACAGCGAAAAGACCGCAGATCAGCAGGCCTCTCGCCTGTTGACGAATGTCAAGGTTGCCCGTGCAATCGCTGAAGCGCAGCAAAAACTGTCCGAACGCACTCACATCACTCAAGAGATGGTGCTGCAGCGCTGGTGGCAATTGGCCAATGTCGACATGAATGACCTGGTTGAATATCGACGCGAATGCTGTAGGCACTGCTGGGGAAAAGGCTTCAAATACCAATGGACAGAGCAGGAGTACGCAAAAGAGTCCAGGTCGGCCAAGAACTTAAAAAAACCGGCGCCGGATTGCTCTGGAGGATTCGGTTATCTATCGAACCGAGCACCGAACCCAGCTTGCCCGGAATGTGCAGGCGAGGGCCACGGCAAGATACACGTCAAAGACTCCAGAAAACTGTCTGGCCCTGCCAGAATGGCGTTTGCTGGCGTAAAAATCGGGAAAGACGGCCTGCAGGTATTGGCGGCAGATAGAGAAAAGGCATTGGAAAACGTTGCGCGCCATCTTGGCATGTTCAACGACAAACTCGACCTCACTTCAGGCGGAGAAAAGCTCAACTCCGGCGTACTCGTTGTCCCAGGAACAATGAGCGAAGAAGAATGGGAAAAGCAAAACGCATCCGAATGATTGTCCAGTACCCGGGCAGCATTTGCTCACAATAGCCGTATGCTTAAACCGAACGTTGTTTGGCGCCCTCTTCCGGGTAGCCAAACTATTTTCCTGACATGTCCCATTTATGAGGCGCTACTCGAAGGCACCAGGGGTGGCGGGAAAACAGACGCGTTACTGATGTCGTTCGCCCAACACGTTGGCAGAGGCCATGGGGAGCACTGGCGAGGCGCCCTCTTCCGGATGACCTATCCGCAGCTGGCTGATGTAGTCAAGAAATCGAAAACCTGGTTCAAGCGAATTTTCCCAAAAGCGCGTTTTAACGAATCCGATTATTCATGGACATGGCCAGACGGTGAAATGCTGCTTTTCCGCTATGGCGCCAAAGAGGATGATTATTGGAATTACCATGGCCACGAATACCCATGGTTGGGTTTCGAAGAGCTCACGAATTGGCGATCGCTGGCCTTCTTTGAGGCCATGCATTCAACCTGTCGTTCTGCTCAGCCCGATATGCCACGTATGGTGCGCGCCACGTGTAACCCTTTTGGGGTTGGGCACGCGGAAGTAAAGAAACGGTACAAGTTGGGAACCAATGGTGTACCACCAGGCACCGTCATACGTGAAGAAGGCGAAAAGCCCAGGGTGGCGATCCATTCGACGATCAGCGAAAACGTCATTCTGCTTAAGAATGACCCCGATTACATACGTACGCTGCAAGCGCTTAAGGACCCAAATCGTAAAAAGGCCTGGCTGGAGGGTGACTGGGATATTCACGTTGGCGCGTTCTTTGAATCCGTTTGGAACCCAAAAGTTCACGTCATCGACCCTTTCCCAATCCCATCGCACTGGAAGGTATGGAAAGCGATGGATTGGGGCTTTTCAGCACCCTATTGCGTGCTGTGGCTGGCGATGGACCCGGATGGCTGTATTTATGTATGGCGCGAACTCTATGGTGCCGGAGAAAAAGAAGGCGAAGGAACCAAAGAGCCGGCGGACAAGGTAGCGGAGAAGATAAAGACTGTTGAGCAGCACGACGAGCGTCTTGGCTATGAATATCGAATGAACCTGGCCGACCCAAGTATTTTTTCAAATATCGGTACCGAACGCACTATCGGCAAGATTTTCGCAAGCAAGGGAGTCCGTTGGCAGCCTGCATGGAACGGAAGAGGCTCAGTGGCCAATGGGTCGCAAGAGATATTCAGGTTGCTGGGAGAAGGAAAGCTCAAAATATTCAAGCACTGCAAGCATTTGATACGGACTTTGCCGGCCATCGGCCCCGACGAGCTCGACCCCGAAAAATACGACTCTAACGGCGAGGATCATGCGGTCGACACTTTGCGCTATGGCGTCATGCGCCGTCGCCGCGTGCCGGAAGAGGAACAAAAATCCGATAACGCCGAGACCTCCGGCCATACTGTGGACAACCAAGGAAACCACCTAATTGAGGCCGTTTAAATGGATAACGCCGCGAACAATTCAGAAGTTGAAAACAAGCCTGGATTGAGAAAACCAGAAGAAGACAAGCTGGCCAGCCAATGGGCCAAAAACATTGCCGCCGGCAAAAAGCACTGGGAAGGCATGTTTAAACAAATGAGGCAAAACCGCAAGGAAGTTCGCGACCTTGATTTCACTAAGTCCTCAGAAGGCGATCCAACAACAAAGCGCGCAAACCTATTGATATCGACAATGAGCGCGTCGATACCGACGATCTATGCAAAAAACCCAGAAATATCAGTCACGCCAAGGTACGTGAACCAAAACCTCAAACTGCTTTGTACGACGCTGGAAACGGTAACGAACCGAAGCCTTAGCGACGCCGGGCTTAAAAAGCGCGCCAAGTCACTTTTGGCGGCCGCCATGACGTGTTATTACGGCGTCCTTAAGGTGACGTACCAGCGCGACATTCAAACTGATCCAATCATCCAGAACCGCATAAACGACACTCAGGACAACATTCTTCGGCTGGAACGGTTGATTCAGGAAACAGAAGACCCGGAACACCGCACGGAGCATGAACTCAAACTGGAAGAGCTCAAGCAAACGATGATCGCACTCGAGGAGCAAACCGAAGTTGTTGCCGCAGAAGGCCTGGTAATAGATAAGGTTCTATCTGAGAATCTCATCATTGACCCAACAGTGTGCGAATTCGATGACTATGACAGTGCCGGGTGGATGGCCCAGATCGTGCCTATGCGGCGCAGTGAGGCAGAGGGTCGTTATAAGGTCGATCTTTCGAACGCATTGACATACAAACAAAGCCAAACAGGCGAGCCGCGTCAAAGTGGACGTATTGCATCGGCAATGGGCCAATCCGGGGAAGACGACCCCCAAATCGCCATCATCGAAATATGGGACCGCAACTCGCAGCGGGTTTACACCATTGCCGACGGCTGCAAGTTCTGGTGTCGAGAGCCGTATAGTCCCAGCGCTGTTGGGGAACGCTGGTACCCGTTTTTCCTGTTTCCATTCTCACTTGTCGACGGTGACTTTGTCGGCCCGTGCCTGGCTGACCTGACACGTAAGCTTGAAAATGAATACAACGATACTCGCAACAAATTTGCCCAGCATCGAGAAATAAACAAGCCTGGAATTGTTGTAAGCGGTCCGGACATCAACGAAAAGAACATAAAGCGCATATCCGACAGCGAGCTTGGCGAAATCATCACGATTGATACTGAAAATGATAAGCCGCTCAACCAGGTCATCGGCCCCAAGCCAACCGTGCCTGTGAACCCCGTTGACTACGACACCAGCCCTATTCGCCAGGATTGGGAGCAAGTCACAGGGCTGCAAGACGCTGCCAGGTCGACCGTGGTAACGCCAAAAACCGCAACCGAAGCTCAGATCATGCAACAGTCCCTTTCGGGGCGAATCTCGGAAATGCGTGACCGCATGGAAGACTTTTTGCAGGAACTCGCGCAGTACTCCGCGCAGATTTTGTTAATGAATATGACGCCTGAGCAGGTTTCTCGTTATATGGGACCAGGCAAAGAAATAAAAGACCCGGCAACAGGCGAAGCGCGTTTAGAACCAAGCTTTGATTGGCCAACGTTAACCCGTGAAAACGTATTCAACATGGTTCAACTCGAAATTCGAGCCGGCACCACTGGAGCCCCGGACAAACTGCGTCTGCAGGAAAACTGGAGCCAGGCGCTGCCAATCATCATGCAGCTAATACAGCAAATCATGCAGCTCGCAATGCAAGGCATGGATTACGCCCCGTTCTCGGCGATTTTGGAAGAAACGTTGCGCCGCTTTGATGAGCGCATCGACATTGAGGAATTCTTGCCCAAGGTGGCCACCCCACCGGTGCCAAACCCAACAGCCGGCCCTCAACCTCAGAACGCCAGCCCCAATCAAGCTGAAGCCACAGGCCCAGCGCAGCAGCAATCACCAGAGCAGAGCGGATTACCGCCACCACCGCCATCTATGGCACAACTTTTGACCCAAGGAGCTTAATCATGAACACAGAGAATCCTATTAACCAAGGTTCGACAGCCAGCCAGACTGTGGATCAGTCTCAAGAATCAGTTGATCAGCAGCCTACGGTTGATTTGCACGAGCAACCGCCCGAGGAGCGCCACACAGAAACCATGGCCTTTCTCGACTCTTTGACTGAAGACAATGATCAAAACACTGAAGAGAGCACTGGTGAGCAAACCTTTGATCGGCCCAGAGACGAACAAGGTCGTTTTGCCTCAAAGCCAAAAGAGGAAGAAAATCCGCAGCAAGAGCAGCCAACCACAGAAGATAAGCCGACCGAACAGAGCAAGGACGCTAAAACGCCAGAAGACGAAGCGGCCAAACAGGCTCAGGAAGACGCCGAGCTGCTTGAAGGCGTCAAATCGGAACGGGGCCGGGAGCGGGTGCAAAAACTAATCAGCGAGCGCAACGAGGTTAAGGCCAAGGCCGAGGAACTGGATCGCAGCATGACTGAAGTGCGCGAAGTGTTGGCAAGCGCCGGAATGGATGCGCAGCAATTCGCCCAACACATTGAGTTTTCCCGCTTGGTTAACTCAAACAATCCTCAAGACCTCGGCGTCGCAGCTCAAATGATCGAGCAAGTCAGAGCCGACATATACAAACGTCTTGGCCAAGATGCGCCAGGCGTAGACGTGCTGTCAGATTTCCCCGATTTGGCTCAGCGGGTCAATTCGTTTGAGCTTGACCGAAACGCTGCACTTGAGATCGCACGCTACCGCCGCCAACAACAGCAGGCCGAACAGACGCAGCGGCAACAAATGGAACAGCAGCAAAATAGCCAGCGCGAAACGCAAGCGCTTCAAGGCGCTATGCAGGAGGTTGAATCGTACCTGTCGACCCGATCCCGTGAAGCAGACCACCAAGCACGAATGGATGTGCTGGGAAAATACTTTAAAGACCAGAATAATATTCAAGAATTTGTGCAAACCTATCGACCAGATCAAATGGCAAAAGCTATTCGGTGGATGTACGACAATATTCAGGTCGCCCCAAGCAATCCTTCTCCCTCTCCTATTCGATCAAAACCCTCTTCCCTCGGTCAGCCGGCAGCCAACCCGAATGCCGCGCCAATCGAGAAAATTTCTGGCTTCATCGATCAGATGGGAATCTGAACAAAAATCCGTCACTCCTTTCCAGTAATTCCATAATGAGCGCATGCCCTTAAGTACCGGGGCATGCCTCACCGAAATTCGTCGCTGTTAGCCGGGGTCGCGTCCGGTAGCACCACCCAGCAAGGTCAAAGTCGTAGAAAGCCGAAAGTCACGCGCGGCAGCCTTTAAAGGGTAACCGCTCGATTGGTGTTCGAGCCCGGTGTGGAAGTTGATTTTTTTGACTTTCGCAATGGAGCGACTTATGCCTATTTCAGCACCAGACCTTGCCGCACTCGGTAAGGTGTCCCTCGATGAGTACATGCGCAATACTCCGGTCGATCAGATCGGCGTAGAGCACCCGCTACTAAAAAAACTCATGGCCAAGCGCAAATTATTCCTTGGCGCCAAGCAAAACGTTGTCGTAAATATCCGCAAGAGTTACGACAGCAACTTTGCCTGGGCCTATGGTGAAGCGCAGGTTTCCTTTAATAAACGCCAAACAACCGATCAAGCTGCATTCCCTTGGCGGCGCGCCGTCGATGGTTTCTACATCGCACACGACACACTTTTCGGTAACGGCATCAAAGTTCGCGAAGGTGATCGCGGTCAATACAAACTCGAACAAAGTGAGAAGGTTCAGTTGGTGAATTTGCTCGATGAGCAGATGGATGCCTTCCGCCTGGGTTTTTTCGAGAAGCTCGACCTCGAACTTCACCGAGACGGTACCGCCTCCACCGATGCCGTAACCGGCCTCGACGGATTGATCCCCACAGCCCCTACTTCTGGGGTCGTTGGCGGCATTGATCGCGCCACCGCGTTGTACTGGCGCAGCAACGCTTCCACTGCAATCAATACCGGTACCGCCGGTGCTTTAGTCGATGCCATGGAGGCGCAATGGCGGGCTTGCATTCGCAATGGCGGCGCTCCTGATTTTATTTTGGCGGGCTCCGATTTTGTGGACGCGTATCGAAAAACCGTCACTGTCACGCAAAACGCCGAATCCGGCAGCGTCAAACGGATTGATGCCGGCGTTGGCACTGGCGGGGAGACCGGCCTGTTCTTTAAAGGCGTACCCATCATCTGGGATCCAAACTTCGAAACGCTTGACGCTTTGGATGCGCCTTTAATTCCATGGGAAAAACGCTGCTATTTCCTCAACACAAAGTTCATCGACTTGCGCGACGACGACATGGACATTGTTACGCCGGTGCGTCCGCACGATGTTTTAGCGATGTACCACATGATCAACCTGCGTCTTGCTTTGGTGCTGAAGCGCTCCAATGCACACGCAGTTCTGTCAATCGCCTAACCGCACCCTTCTCCTGGGCTTTCCGCTGGGGCTCCGGCTCCAGCGGGTTTTTTAAAAGGAATAGTCGAAATGAAAGCGAAACTAATCAACGTAAAAGTGCGTCGCGATGCGCACACAATTAGTCCAACGGTAGTGGCTGAGCACGAGTTGCCGATTCTGCAAACAATTTTCGGGGACGAAAACATTCAGACGCTGGCCGGCGGCCCAATTGATGCTTCTGCGCTTAAGGAAACTGATGCGGTCGGCGTTATTGAGCTGTCCGATTCGGAATTTGATCGTTTGGCCGCCAAATACGGCGCTAACGAAAAAGGCGTCATTGTTGAGCAAGTGTACGGCACGAAAGCCGCGCGCGGTTTAGATAAGGTCATCAAAGAGAATAATGCCGCCATCTTAGCCGCCGAGAAAAAAGCAGCAGCCTCGGCAGCCAAATCCGGCACAGTGCAGGAGTAACCGACTATGCAGCCCCCTCGTTACGAACGGACCAAAGATTTCACGGAAGACTACGGAGACAACACGGATCACGCTGCGCTCAATGCGGAGTTTGATAAGGTTGGGGAAACAACCGATAAAATCCGGGAAAACCTTAAAAAAATCCAGCGTGACGATGGGGCGCTGGCAAACGGCATCGTCACAGAGGACTCTTTATCACCAGGCCTTAACGACTCTATCATTGCCGCCGTTGGCGTAGGTATCGACCAGAAAATACAAGAAGCTGAAAATGCAGCAGCGGAATCAGCGAACGCTGCGTCGGTTTCTATCAGCGCATCACAGGATTCAGCCAACTCGGCCCAGGCATCATCAGATTCTGCTGATAGCTCTGCCGCCAGTGCGCAATCGTCCGATAGCAGTCGAATAGCGGCCGCAAACTCTGAAGCGGCCGCCTTGCAACACAAAAACGACGCTTCAGCCAGCGCACAGGCCGCAGCAGCCTCAGAAACTAACGCAGCACAATCCGAAACAAATTCGGCCAATAGCGCAGCAGCAGCTCTCGTTTCGGAACAAGCCGCAGCACAATCCGAAACAAATTCAGCAAATAGCGCAACGGCTGCATCGAATTCCGCTTCAGCAGCCCTGCAATCTGAGAACAACGCAGGCGTCAGCGAACAAAACGCCCTTGACTCTGCCAACGCTGCGGCAACTTCAGAAACCAATGCGGCGGCATCTGAGGCGGCGGCGCAATCCTATGTTCAATCGCTAACACAGCCCTTCTTCTTCGTTAAGAATTATGATGGGCTGGCCATCAAGAAAACCGGCGCAGGTACTGCCGTAATACAGGCAGGTACCACGGTGGTGGTTAACCTGGTTGCGATTACATTCGCTACCGACACCACCATCACAATGCCGACCCTGACAGCCGGCAGTGACTATTCAGTATGGGTACACCCTGACGGTACGGCTTCAGCGGTAGCCGACCCCTTCACTTCCCCTGCCACGGCTCCGGTTGCAGATGCCGTCAAGATTGGCGGCTTCCACTATGGCCTTGTTGCTTCCGGCACTACCCCGGCATCGGGCGGGTTTTCCACTTCAGGCGTGACATCTGGCGGCGGCTCGTTTGGCTGGACTCAAGCCGATGTGGATAAGATCGCAGGCATCAACGAGTTTTCAATATGGGATCTGACATGGCGCTGCGCCGGCGAGCAGCGTGGCATGGCGTTCGACCCGCTCAAGCAAATGTGGGCCGGTATCTACCTGATGTCAGACAGCCCCCACATTCATGGGCCTTCGGCGTACAACACCAACGTTGCATCAGGCACGGTGCTGCCGTTTATTCCCCCGGAATGGGGTGGCAATGGTGTGCTGAAGTAT